CCTAAGATAATATAATCTTTGAAATCATCTATACCATTCAGTTTTGCACACCAGTGTAAAACTAAGTGGTGACTTAGGGTAAAGGCAGCTCATGAGGAATATGAACCCATTGGTTGACCAGTTTTATATTGAACTAGGTTACCTTCTGGTGTCATAAACCTCCTGTCAGATAGAATGAAACTTCATCCATCGGCAACCTCCTTCGATATACATATCGAGAGAAGTCTCCTTTGTAATGAAATTGGAAATCTATCTGTTGCTGATGATAAATCTATTGATCAAAACATACTTCCATTGTCACTCCATTCATTTCTTGGATCTTGAGTGAAAGTCCTATCGCATGGAAGATTTTGGAGTTTTTCCATTATCATTTCATGTATAGGTTTTAAGAAAAGTTGTGTGTAGTAATCTACAATAGCAACTATTCTTAGTTTACACTCTGGATCATAAATGAATGAGAGTTTACCTAATTTTCCTGCAGAGAAATCCTTCTCTCAGGCATAATTATATTGACTCTGGAAGTAATCTATACCTGATTGGTCAGTTATTTTAAAGATACTGGCCATTAGATCATAACTATAAGCCATAAGAGAGCTCATCGCTGTCTTTGTGGCTTTACCATTAGGACCAGCCTTATTGGAGATATATATGTTTTTATCTTCAAATTTTGGCTTGTCCATATGTAGTTTATATCTATCTACAAATTCTTTAATGAAACCTGTTGGTATTGTCTTTTTGACATTACCTGGTTTTGTTATAGAATCGTAGTCAGGTATAATTTTATCTTTTTCTTTTCCAATTGGCTTCAAGGTTCTTGATAAACAAAGAATAGTCATTAATAACTTTCTTTGTTCTAAAGAGCCTGAAGCTAATTCTTTAAGAAAAGATAATTGTTTTGGTCAACCATCAGAATCTAAACCAATTTTTAATTTGTTAACAAGTAATGGAGAATTACACATGTAACGTGTACAGTGTAATCTACATCCTTTTAGAAACTTTACAGTCTTAATAAGACCTTGAGTTTTTAGAAGTTTGTTAACAAGTTTAAAATACGGGTTTAGATAGTCTAAACAATTGATAGATGGATAGATAATATGACATAGCTTAACTGTTATGTTATATAGATTTTTATTCATTTATTAATTTATTTAGATTGATGTGTAGTGTCCTCACTATACGTCTATGGTGGAGGAATACCCCATAAGTGGTTAGCTTATGGACAACTTCCTAGTACTTTTTTTCAAAGTTAGAAGTTGAAAAATTACAAAAGTTTACCAACTTTTCCGGGTATCTCACAAATGAAAGTGAGATACGGGGTAATACCCAATAATACCATGAAAATGGTATTATTC